GTCAGGACCAATGCTTGCCGCCATTGCCTTCTGACGACTGTCTACCATCGCCTCGGCAAGATCCTTATTGCCCCAATCATCGAGGTTCTTAATCACGCCGTCGAAACCGCTGCCGTCTTTGCGTGACAACGCGATCGCACGAACGATCCGGCCAGTTGGCGACCCCGTGGTTTTATTGGAATCAGTCTCGCTCTTCTTCTCTGGCGACATGGCGCTAAAGAGCTTGGCCTGAAAATCAGAACTCTCAGATCGCAAACCGCCTACGGCCTTCTCAATGCGCTCATTGATACCGTCAAGAACATTGTCCAATCCCTCGGCCTTGAGCAGTCCCTTAACCTCACCACTGATCAATTCCGCAAGCTGCGATTTCGTTACCTCTTGTGCCATTTCGTTTCTCCTGTTATGTGCTAATAACGGCAGCATTCGGCGCAACAGCTACCTGTAACGCCTGCAAAATGCCGAGAGTGTGTCTCATAACGACAGCCATCGTCTCGGCAGTCGGTTGCCACGTTCCATTCGCTAGTTGATCCTCTAGATGCGCCCTCCGGTTCGCGACATTGCGTCGAAGTTTGCCTGGCGTATCCATCAATGCACCCGACCACGCGCAAGATTGATTGCCCGGTTAAATGATTCCATCGCTGGTCCTGTAATAGAAGACTTGACGGCATCGTTAATAACAGACCTCAGCACGTCCGCATCGATTGTGAACATGGGTTCAACTACGACATCATCAACAATGCTCATCACTGTGTTGTCGAGAGCCACTGTCGAGTCATCGGTCGCAGCCGATTTCTGAGGTGTGTCTGTGTCTACTATTCGGTAAGACATGCCCTCATGTCCGCCATCGTCACCTAGGGCATGAGCCGATGAATCAACCATCTCGATCAACCCGTGCAATTGATGCATGAGCAAGCACAGATTTCCTGATAGTTCTGTTTGTTTCACTGGGTCGGCAAGCATCTCAGGCGTAACCGTCGAGAGGATACTTTCAGTGGCCGTGACAACCGGGTGCATCTGTGCGAGAACGCCCTGCATGACGCCAACGACCGCCGATGACATCACTGAATCGATAGCGTCATCGCCTGGATCGTCAACGTCTGGTTCATTAACTTCCTCGACCTCATCTCCCACTAACCCCGAGACATCGATCACAATGTCTTTCGGCATCGTAGGGTCTGATCCTGTTTCCTGATCAGGTTCACCAATCATGTCCGGCGTAGGTGGTACCGATGGCGTAGGTTCAGGACCGGTTGCAGGATCTTGCACTGGCACTGCTTTTTCTTCGTCGGCCATCAATAGCACCTCTGCGTGTTCGTCGATCAAGCCAAGCGCCTTGAGCGATCGCACTGCCTCTGGATTCATTGGAATGGCGCAGAGTGACAGTTCGAGAAGTTCCCATTTCTCAATGTCGTTTCCCGTGCCGTTTTTCAGGGACGTAATAGGCTTAAACCCGATGCTAGTGGCGCGGACCACGCCTTGCTGCCATGCGTTTTTGATACGGTCAGCGAACGGATCACCTTCCAGCCATTTCCATTCGGCTTTGACGCCCTGACCTGGAATGACTTCCAGACCGGTCACCGATCCAATGGGCACTGAAGCGTATCCATCGGACCCGCCATGCGCCCACATTAAGACTGGAGATTTCAGGAAATTACCGAACTCGCCACCCTCTGGCATGACACGATCGCCCTCACGGTCAGGGTTGACCGTGGAGATCATGCATGTCGCAAGTTCAGTGGATGCTTGGAGCGTAGCTCCGGTAACGGTCTGGTATATGTATTTCATAGCCCCCATGTGAGAGGACTATGACAGAGAAGGTAGGCACCGTGAAGAGACTACCGCGAGCGGTGCGACAGGAACATATCTATTCCTCCGGCTTACCGTATTCTCTGGCTGCTTGTATGGATATCCGCATTTTTCCGCTTGGTAGGAAGTGCGGGAGAAGTGCGCCTTTTGCGATGTCCCTGTAAATCGTAGACCGATTAACCTTCCAATACGCTGCGATATCCGAGATGGTCACATACGGCTCCGCGTGCGTGTCGAGGTCTAGAATCTCCATTAAAATACTGACGTCTGATCAGGGAAATGCGTGCCGATGAGCGCCTGTTCCATCTTATTGAGCGCGGCGTCCAGTTCGTCATCAGTGACGCATTCTTCTTTAAGGCATGTGAATCTCAGCATCATATTCTCGTTGTCTGATTCCTCAGACAGCGGATTCATGTCGTCCCCACAGATGACGCATTTAGAGATAATAGACAGCAGCTTTCTGACCGCCTCACGATCTGGTGGCGCGATCACGTTAAGGCATTCCTGTAACATCCTGTCGTGATTGCTGACCCTTCTCCGCATGACACGCATCATGGGTAACATGATGAGCCACGCCGGGTGCCTGATTAGTCTATCGACAAATGGATCAATCTTGATCATTGCGTGCCTCCTGGCAATGCCGCCTGTAGTGCCGCATGGTAGGCGTCATTCACAGCACGACCTTCCGGCGTCCTCGCATATCCCCATTGCTCCATTAGATTATCAACACGCATTTCGCACCACAATTTCTCATTGTCGTATTCCATGCCGTAGCTGTGCGGGTGTTCCATGAACGTGGACTCCCTTGGTATCACAACCTCGATGCCACGCCCTGCGGCGTAGGCGCTCCACCATAATACGTTCGGGCGCTCCATTAACCACTCACGCGGAGATCCAAATTCCATGCCCAGTAATGCGATTTTTGTAAACCCTTCGTCGATTGCAAGCGCGATCTGATACGCGAACGTACAGGCCCACCACGCGCCCACCCCCATCTCTTGCTGTAATCTCTCCCGTGGAAACTCAACCGCGTTCGGCATCGGCCCGTACTCTCGCGCCTTCGCAAGATCGGCCACGTAGAGCGGCACCGGACATTTATTCATCCAGATAAGATCGTCAGACGGCTGCGCGTGCATCTCGTGAATCTCGAACCAGCGGTCGGCTCGTAGAATACCGGTCAAGCCCTCGTATACATTCGCGTGATAATAGCCGTTGTTCAGACCCCATATCTCCCACTCTGGATTCGCCTGGAACATCTTAACGCCCTCGCTCGTTGGACCAAACGCCATGATCACCACGCCGGGGCGTTTCGGCGCGCAGACAACGCGACCGTCGACGATCGAGGTCTTAGCGTTGTGTTCAGATAGCGTGATGCCGTCAATGATGTTTCCGACTCGTTCGAGTTCTTCTGGTGTCATTGGCTCAAACCCCTAGATATCGTTTTTAAGTAGATCGTAATAGTAATCAACGACGGAATCGATAGACTCTCCAGCAGCAATACGCGCCAGAGCTTCTTCTACTTGAGTTTCGGACATATCACGCCGCACCAATTCAACGCCTTCGCTTGGCTGCACCCAGTATTTCTCAGCCTGCTCTATTGGTCTAACTTTTTCTGGCATTACTGAACCATCTCCACATTACTCAACCATCTCTACCTGAATTACTCTCATTACAACGGACTCATTCTCTTCCTCGACAAAGGCACGAATGACAGTTTTTATTTCCTTGCGCCCAACAACACGATATTTTGCTCCGTGCGGCAAGAGGAACTCATATTCACTTTTGACCTCACTTATCTGTTTGATATACAACCCCTTCGCAGGTCTGATCTCGAACACCGTGCCTTGGCCTAACTCAGCGAAAATGTGAGCAACTGAAGGTTCAAGCGACGTGGACTGAAACCCGTTAAGCTGGAACACTTCGCCTTCCTTATAATCATCCCAAGACCTATCGGCCATCCCTCTCCATACAAGATCGGGTGGAGGTGGATCGGGAGATTTAAGAATAGATGTATTTATTTTTCGCGCATCTGCTATTTCCCATTCGTCAAACTGCCCGGCCAAGGGTTTTTTTAATGCCCGAGGATTAGCAATAAGTTGATTATTTATAGAAAGGTAACTGAGGTCTGTATATTCACGTATTGCGGTTTTTTCAGTGAGGGTTAGATCCTTTATATAGGCATCGTAATGCTTATCAACATCCTTTACATACTGATCACCTCTGAGTCTAGTAACGTCATCGTCTATCGGCCACGGCCTACGTTTCTCTTCGATCTGTTTCTTTATTGCCGACTTACTTACCGTGACTTCAACTGGCACGGCGTCTGCGGTACTCGCTGCGATCTCTGGAATACTTGGCGGTAACGCTGCGGCGATAGGTGGCGCACCACTAGATGGAACACGATTCGCTGGCTGTTTTCCTGTTACTTTCCCAAACGTGATACCTAACGTGCAACGGCACATCGGATGCGCGGGTGGAGCAAACGCAAGACCAGACTCGATGTCTATGTAGGAATAGACCGTGCCGCCGAGTTCGGCACATATAGGACAGATACGGTCATCATACGCCGCCAACCATTCGACATTAGTAGCTTTGGGGTCCAGTAGTTTTTGATCGACAGCTTGACGCCATGACTCAATCAATCCCTCGTTGGAGGCTTTAGCGATCTCCGTTCGTGCGATATTGTTTGACCGGTATTTTAATAGTTTAGTCTCATACTTCTTGGTCATTCGAGCCACCTGATCGGCTTTACGGCCTTCTCCGATCAGTCTTTCTCGAAACCTAAACACAGCCGTGCCTTGGCGTTCCGTCAGGCCGACCATCTCCTTGATAACCTTGGCTGTATCTCGACTTGGAATACCAAGATCGAAGGCGCTACCAATGACCTGCCTGATCCCTTGGCGTGTTGAATCGCCTATCTCGACGATTAACTTTTCCTGGCTTGCACGCGCCCACGCCTGAGCGCGTGGGTTCTTCATGTTGAAACTTGACTTGATGCCGAACTGGTTACTCAGCCCTTGCGATCCGATTTCACCAGCCATACCAAATGCCTTGACTGGGATCTTGGCGGATGACTCAAGCATCCTCCCCCAATACCTATCGTTCATAGCCACAGACGAGAGAACGCGATCGTTTTGTTCGATGGATTGGGTCAGCAACTTCATGTCGATGTTGCTTTTCATCTCATCGACAGCACGCAAGAATGAATTCCTCATTTGAGGTTCAATCTTGTCTGCCATCGCGATGATTTTCGCTGTTCGCGCAGCCTTCGCCCATCGCGGTTCTATACGCCGCCTCGCTGCAATGATCGCGTGGTGCATGACCTTATTCTTCCGCCGCCGTAATCTCTTCCTCCTCCGGTAGTTCTACGCCTTCATCAACTGATGGTTCGTCAGTGACGAGCGTCTCCTCCGCTTCGGTCGGACCGAGATCTTGATCGCTAGGCACGATCAAATCGTCCAAATGGACAGGCGTTACAGTCGGCTGAACGAATAGCACGTCATCGAACGCTTCTAGGTCTGCCCGACCCATAATCGCTCTCCACTCGTTCGCCTGTAAGGCCCACGGTGCAGCCATCGCGGCCTTGAGTTCAAATTCCTTGTCCTCCATGACCGGTGTCACATAGTCAACGATGATTCGATCGTCATACTCCGGCATTAACAATTCTTGGAACATGCTGCGCCGCATCTCAAGACGAGGAACCAATACGTCCTTCGCATAGATGAGATCGCTGCCCTCAATCGTGGCTCGGTTACTGTTATTCAAGATGCCGAGTTTCTCAGGAGGCATACCCCACACCTGAAGGATGATGTCCCGCTCCTGCATTCTGACCTCGGTTAACATCATGTCTTTGAGGTTCTTTTGGAACTCATGGACACCCACCTCGCGGGACATGAAATGCGGCTTACTGCTGCGCCAATATCCCTGCAAACGATTTAACCAATCTTGCTCAAATCGCTTTGTCTCTGTCTGGTTCATCTCCCCGCGATCGCCCTTGGGATAGATAAGAAAATCCGGCTGTGCGCGATTGAAGAATACTTGCCGTGTTGTCTTTGCCGCATACTCATCGATCTCGGCTTCGTCTGCAATGGCCTGCCCTAGACCGATGCCTCTGCCGTAAGGTTGCGCCGGATTCGGGTCAGACATCCAGAGAATTTCAGATGCCGGGATATCCTCGTGCCACCCACGGTAGTTCATGCGGTAATACGGCCACGAAGGCGTCGGCGTTGAATTCACCCACGGTGGAGGAATGGGCCAGAGTTCTACGACCGCGCCGAGCTTGTTCCGGCCCTTTAACATGAACGTCTCACCGACCAAATCCATGTGGAGTGATTCGATCCGGCGCAGCGCCACGCCTGTATGGAATCCGTTGCCTCTCGTCATAATGTCGAGGAACGGATGGTCGGTTACCTCCTCAAGCTCTCCAGACTCTGCGCGTTCCCTGATCAATGTCTTGCGTAGTTCATACCCTGCACGTTGCATCTTACGATCTCGGTATGCACGCTCTTCTGGTGCTTTTCGCGTGACGTAGAGACGCCATTCCACGGCAGACATACTACTAGCCACTCGACCAGCGCAGGCACGCAACCACGGCATCGTGGCGTAGCTATCAAGGATGCCGAATGCTCCGCGCTCTGGCGGATCGCCCTGACGTCCTGGGTATATGTTGTTGAGAATGGAATCGAGATTGACTGAGGATTCAGGTTTGCCATTCACTAAGGCTTTCGCGCTCATAGAGAACAGGGACCAGCGATCTTTAAGTGACAATGTAGGCATAGGCTCTTCCTGCGATCTTTGTGGTGGAGGCCAACGGACTTGCACCGTTTGTAACCTGCGCCGTGTTCGAGCCAATGACAACTCGACGGCGAGTTAAGCCCCCAGTGTTAGCGCGGGAACCAATGGCCGGTATCCATTGCATCAATGGCTGCGGCTTCGGCTGCGGCAAGAGCAGATTCATGATCCAGTGGTTCGGCATCGCCGCCCCATATCCGTAGCGTGTTCCGGCCAAGGGCGTGCCATGATGACACGGCCAAGGCTAACGCGCAGACGGCATCGTCGTGCAATCCAGAGGGTGCAGTATAGCGCACTCCGGTCCGTGTGTATTCAAACTCGAACGCCTGTAACTCGTTAACGATCACACCCTCTGGGAACGTAATCTGACGCTGCTGGATCGCGACAGCCAAACCTTCCATGATTTGTTGCTTACTGCTGCTGCTAAATTTAAAACCCTCGTATCGTGCGCCCTGCTCCCTGCCACGTTTCTGGAGAGATTCAAGGACCGGGTCGCCGACGCCAGTCGAATCGACAAGTGATGGCGTTTGATCTGTCAATCCTATAATGCGACCGATCGTATCTTCCCACGGACCCTGCCATCTTTCACACGCACAGACGTTTCCGTTTTCATCCAATGCAATAGCCACCGTCCAGTCGCTCGACTTTGCCAGATCGATACCCCAGACCACCGCAGGGCCGGAACTGAGCGGACCGACGCACCGGTCTATTGCATCCATCCCAAAAGGATTAGCTGCATCGTCTGACGGTTCGGCAAGGTAGAGTTCTCTAAAAACAGCGGCAGGTAATTGTCTCTCGGCGTCCTTAATTTCATCCTGAGTGATCACCTTCGCATTGGCTGCATCATGCGCGGTTATCCGTGCGTAGTGCATTCCCTGTTCACCCGACTCGGCACGTCGCGCCATGCGATACGCCCAATTTTTCCTACCCTTAACATTGCCTATGATCCTGATCGGTCCCCTCGTTGCCGTAAGCGTGGAGCGAACGGCAATCCATGCATCCTCTTTGCAGCGTGTGGCCTCATCGATTACTGCCGCATAGACATCCTCGCCGTAGAGCGAGTCTGCGTGGTCAGCACCCTTGAACCAGATAACCGCACCGTTGCTCAGTGTGAGCGTGAGTTCGGATAAATTTAGCGTGTAAAGGCTGCGTGGCATGAATTTACGCAGGCGCTTAAATGCGATCTTAGCCTGATCACGGATCGGCGCAATCCACCAGAAGTTCTGACCCTCCTTGCCTCGCAAGGCTTGCTCGGTTAGCCAGACAATGCAACCAACCGTTTTTCCTGATTTCGTCGACGCTTCAATCAGTCCGTATCGCTCTTCACAAAAGATGGCTTCCTGCTGCTTGGGATACAAGGCTGGTCGTGTATAGGCGTGATCCTTGATAACAGACGGCACTATACTGACACCCTGTCTTCAAGTGTATATATTCCTGATAGATTTCTGTAAAGCCCTGCGTGATCTAATCCATACCCGACAACAAATTCGTCCGGTATCTCGAAACCTAAATAGTCGATTGTTTGGCTGTGAAGATTAGGCTTCGACAGCAATGCCGCCACTCGAACTGAACGAGCGCCTGCTGATACAACCAACCTCCTTGCGGTCTGGATCGTTAATCCAGTATCCACTATGTCTTCAACTATGATTACGTCTTCGTCAATACATGACAATTTTTCACCGTTGGTGATTTCTACATTCCTAGATGAAATTACGTTGTCGCCATAACTTGACAAAGATATAAACCTTACCCTTACCTGCACGTTGCGAGATATCTGCCTAATAAGGTCTGATACAAATACAAAACTCCCATTCAATACGCCAACAACCGTAATGGTTTGGTCTGCATAATCAGATGAAATAGAGGCAGCAATAATTGATACTCTATTTTTTATTTTCCCGCTACTTATTAAAACGCCTTTAATGTTTTTTGACATTACGCTTCAATAACTTACTGGCCTTGGAGAGGTTTCGCTTCCCACGTATCAAGCGTGACCATGTGCGTGTCGCCATATTGACCCGGCTCTCGACGCTTCTGCACTGTCAAATTGATATAGCCGCGTTCATTGGTATTTCGTGCGATGAACTCGGTCAATTCGTTTGCGTTTATACCGATGCTTATCAGACTACTGCCGTTGTTGAATACTTTTTCTTTCGCATTACACTTTAGGTAAATCTTTTCAGTCATTGTCTTCCTCGTTTTCTCCAAGTGTTCCGATATCGAGCGTGAATTTTATTGGACCAGACACCTCGGCCCGTGTCGGTTCGTCGAGTCCAAGTAACTTAGCACGACGATCCATAATACGGACCTCGGTCGTGATGGCCTTCGTGTCGCCACGGTTTACATCAGCCGCTAGTCGTTGTGTCATGTGATCGAGTCGAATAAGCTCAAGTTCTCGCAGTCGTTCTGCCTTGTCTTTTTTAATGGCGTCCAATGACGCAATGGCGCTCTGCACGTCGCTGTAAGATGTCCCCTCGGTAACTTTACAATCCTTGGCAATAGCGCGGTAACTGAACCCAAGCATCCGCATGTCTAGGGCGCGTTGCTGTCTGACGGCCTTCACTGCCTCGTGCCCTTTTGGGCTTCCCATAATGTTTAATCCTCATTGTTTAATTACTAGCGTTCGCATAATTTTAAAAACTCCATACGTGTCTGGTGATGTTTTTTGAACTGTCCACGCATGACCGATGACACCATTACACCGTCAGACTTAATACCCCGCATTGACATACAGGTATGCACGCCCTTGGCGACGACGGTTACACTTGGGCTGTTTGTTATCTCCGATACTTCGTTTGCGATGTCATCAATAAGACGTTCCTGTAGTTGAAGGCGGTGAGCATACTTCTGGCATATTCGCGGAATTTTAGAAAGCCCTATCACGCGATCCTTTGTGATGTACCCGACTGATACATCGCACCAGAACGGCAGGAGATGATGTTCGCATAGTGACCAGACACGAATTCCAGAGACGACCACCATTTGATCGACCGTTACAGTCTCGAACGTGGTATCAATCGTGCCAGCGTCGTAGTTGATAAACTCTTGCCAATATTTCGCAAACCGTCTAGGTGTATCTTGCAATCCAGGTCGGTCGATATCTTCCCCAATGGTTGAAATTAAATCCCTCGCAAGGCGTTCAAGCTTTTCATACTGCTCGTTTATTTCCATAGGTCAACGTATGAAGTCTCGTGGTGATGTGATAGTTGCGTGCAATTGCGGCCTCTGCTGTATTGCGGAGTGTCTCTTGCACCTTTACCGCGTCGATACCTTCCGGCATGATGTAAACCGGACTTAACTGATGCGTTTTTACAAGCGCGTCAATTTCATCAAAGTTCGAGACATCCTGTACGACAAACTTAAAACACCGTGCGGAGTGTTGATTAAAGGCATCGAGAACCGCAGGTTGATACCGATCTCGTTTTTCGTTACCACTGTTCCCCAGCTTTGGACTGACGTTGTATCGATCGACCTTCAGCAATGGGTCAGGCGCAATTGTGCCGGCAGTCTCCATCTCGGTCGTCCAGCCATGATCACGTAATCGATTAACAAGCGGTATAAGGCGCGTGGACTGCAACATTGGTTCACCTCCACTGATAACTAGGTGGCGAATAAGGTTGTTGCTTAGAGCGCAGATACGAGCCTCTACAGTCGCAATGTCGACCATGTGGACTTCTTTAGACTTGTCATACCGAGTCCAGTCCCATGAGAAAGGCGTATCGCACCATGAACACGCCAGATTGCAACCGGCCAACCTTAAAAAGATACACGGTGTTCCAATCGTTGGACCTTCACCTTGGAAGGTTGGGCCGAAGATTTCATTTACCGCGAGAATGTCGCTTGACATTTTCTCGTCTCCTCAACAGTACATCGCACAAGTTCGCAACCGGTTGTCTCTAGCTGACGCGGTGCCACCGTTTCGACTAGATACCTTGCCATGTTTTCGGCCGTTGGATTGAACGGCGTGACCACTACGTCGTCAGGGAAGTGACGTTGCAGGACTGACACGTCGGAATCGCCAGCATAGACAAGGAACCGATGATCCCATTCAGACTCTAGCCATTCACACAGAGAAGACTTAATGGCTGAGAAGTCAAGAACGCGGCCAAGGTTATCAACGCCGACATCAGATCGGATCGTGAAATGCACGCGGTAGTTATGGCCGTGTAGGTGTCTGCATTTGTTCTCGTGTCCCGTCACCTTGTGACCGGCACTGAAGTCGTGATACCTCGTTGCTGTGATCATGATAATGGGTCATTCGTGTTCATAAAGGAAAAGGCTTCAGCGCGTTCCGTACAAGCTCCGCATCGACCGCACGGTTCATCATCGCCAACATAGCACGTCCATGTGTCTGCGAAAGGAACATTAAGTTCGAGTCCTCGCTTGCAGATATCACCCTTTGTCCAAGTCAAGTACGGCGCAAGGAGTTTAAGGCGATGCCAGTCGCACAATTCAAAAGCGGAAGCCATCGCCTTGACGAACGGTTCACGGCAGTCAGGGTAGATGGCATGGTCGCCAGCATGTGCGCCATAGACAACTGCGTCCATCCTTCTCGCGATAGCGGCAGCACCAGCGATAGCAAGCATGATCATGTTTCGATTCGGGACGACCGTTTGCTTCATCGACGGTTCATCGTAGCGTCCTACTGGAACCGGAACAGAGGGGTCAGACTGCGAACTACCAGAGAGCAACGGAGCCACCGAAGATAGGTCAATCAGTTCCCACGGCACACCGGCTAACGCAGCGACCTTCTCTGCTGCCAATAGTTCCTTACCATGTCTCTGCTTGTAATTGAAAGACATGGTAGAGACTTCGTGTCCCTGCGATAGAAGATCGTAGAGCAACGTCGAGGAATCCATCCCTCCCGAATAAATGAGTAGTGTCTTCATGCGATACCGTCCTGAGATGTATTCATCTGCCACCCGGCGTGCTTAATGTATCGCTGATATTTCACCCACTCTCGGAAATTGTGCTTCGCGGATTCTCTGGCTCTCATCTT